GTTCGCGGTCTGTTTTCATAGAGCTACAGCCTTGGCGCTAGCTTCGCGCAACCAGCCCGATGCGTATTTGCAGTTGCTCACCAATCGGTTTTCTTCAATATGCTTGGCGGCCTTTTCCATGACTGCCAGCAGCTCGGCATTCTGTTTTTTTGCTTCCGCACATTTCAAAACGTAATCTACAGTCATATCAGTAAACACTGCTTGCTGTAGAACAGGAGTTGAAAGTGCAGCGCACGCATTCACGCAGGCGACGATGCGGCGCACGTCCGAACCATCAATAAGATATGCGCCGCCTTCTCCTGAGTGATAATTCATTACGCCATCAATGTATGAATCATCGCCGTCTCCAAATGCTTTCCAAGGCTCAGGTGTGTGTTGTGCTGTCATAGTTTTATCCTCTGTAGTTTGTGGGTGCGCGTCCTTGCGCGTTGATTACTAAAACGTGGTCGGTTGTGCAATGGCGCGGATAGCCCACATAAAGCCTTGCTGCAAATTGGTTTTCCCAAGTGCCACGTTGCGCTGATCTGCTTCATGGTTTGCTTGCAACTTGGCAATAAACTCACCGCATTTTTCTGCCAATGCTTTTCCTTCGTTCATCAAATCGATTTCTGCTTGTGACAGATCACGATAGCCTGTGATTTTTTCGTGTTGATCTTTCATTGATAATTCCTCAATGTTGTTTAGGTTCGATAGGTAGTTTTGTTGCTTCTTCAAAATCAGCAAGACGTTTTACTGAGTCGAGCATAAAGCAAAAGTTTTCATAGCCCACTTCATCGTAAGCAATTTTAGCTAGTGCAGGAAAACCCATGCAGGCTATCTCACCTTTGCTAAAATCACCAAGATTTACGAATTGGTTAACTATGTCAGCAAAACATAATGCTACTGACTCAATTTTCTTTTTTCTTTCTTCATCAATTTCTGGTTGTTCATTTTCCATTTGTACTTCCTCAGTGGTTTGCCAGTGATCGACTGGCAGCGATTGTAAAAAAACAATTTCTAGAATGGTATGTCGTCAAAACCATTCTCATCTTCGCTTGATGCTTCGGAAGCAGGATGATGACCGCCTCCAGCACCGCCAGTGAATTGCACATCGTCAGCAATGATCTCTGTGCTGTAATGGTCAACGCCATCGCGATTATACTTCCGAGTGCGAAGCATTCCCTCTATATAAACCATGCTGCCTTTTTTAACGTACTCGCCAGCAATTTCTGCCAAGCGACCAAATACCGTTATCTTGTGCCATTCGGTTCGTTCTTGTCGGTCGCCGGTTTGTTTATCTTTCCACGTTTCACTTGTAGCAATGGAAAAATTACATGCCGCGCTGCCATTAGGTAAGAAACCGCATTTTGGATCACTGCCTACGCGCCCCATCACTATTGCTTTGTTCACACCTCGTCTACTCATAATAATTCTCCTATTTTTGTCTGGTTCAATGTGTACTGTTTTACTTTTGTTTTTCCATTGCCGTAGCGCGTTGGCACTTCAATCCATTTTGAATCGATCAACCAACCAACTTCTTTCAAGTCAGTCAGTCGTCGATGGAATGAAGCAATGCCTAAACACTCAAGCGCCTCGACCGCTGTGATCGCTCCTCCAGCGATTAAAAAATCCAGCAAGGTTTTTGCTTGCTGGGTTCTTTCTGTTTGCTCTGGCGCTTGCGGTACGGGTTCTGGCTCCGGTTCTTTTGGCTTTACTGTTTTTGTTTTTGGCACAATAGGATAGCCTAACAAATCGAACTCCTGTGGCTCGTTCATGCGTCACCGCCTGCAATTTTCACTGTCCACGATGAACTGCTTTTCTTTCTGAACGGTTCAAGATCAACTCCGGCTAGTTGCGGCACTTTGGCATAATCGATCGCGCCTTTTCTTTCTGAACTAAAAATAGTCACGCCGCCGCCTTTACATTTTTTCTTATCTGCCAACTCAATCAGCCGCGCTTTTATTACGTTCTGGCGTTCTTCGAGCTTTTTAATTTGATTGCCGAGAGCAACGTAGTCATCGGCTGCATCCAGAAAAGCATCATCCTCTCGGATCACATAACCTTCCTCCAATTCAGTGAGCATTGGATTGTACAGATCAGGATTAAACAAAACGCTTTGCAGCAGTTCCCAAAACGCTGTGATCTTTTCGATGTTAGCCAGCAACCAAAATTCGTTTCTCGGCACAACTACCCAATCAACACCGAGAGTAGTCCATACGACAAACACAGTTGCTTTCTTATCGCCGCAAATCATTTGCCATTGCATCTGCGCTTCATAATCAGGATGCTCGGCAAGATGTTGTGCTGCGTTTGCTTCTGCGTTGCGTTTACCGAATGGGCATTTTACTTCCACAAAATAATCGGTTTCCAATTCGATTGCATCGGGCGAAGCGCCGACTTTTATTTCTTCAAGATCGCCAGCATAGAACGGCGCTTGTTCGAGCGTGCGCGTTTCGCCGAACTCCTCCATCGCTGCCAAGTATTTAACCATTGCCACGCTTTCATTGTCCTTTCCCCATTGCGTTGCTATGTTGCCTTTGAACTCGCTTTCTGCACCATGTACTGCGCGAACTATCGAGCGCAATGTATCTGCAGGCTTTGCAAATTTACTAAGGCCGAGAATTGCACCAACGGCGCTGCCGGTAATTCTGCCAATACGTTCAGGCGAAAGATCAGCGGCGGTTTGTTCGTGTGTAGTTACATTTACAATTTTCATTTTTTATTCCTCTGTGGTTTGCCAGTGTCCGACTGGCGGCGGTTACTCGATTAAACTTTTGGTTGTGGTTGGTTTGCAGCGCGGCGCATTTTTTCGCGCAATGCTTTTGTGGCTTCTGCAAATTTGATAAGCGGTAAATCTTTCACGCTATCAATTCCATAGGCTTTGCAGAATTTTATTTTGTCGGCTCCAGCTTCATCAAGCAGCGCATTCAGATTCTTAAAATCCTCCTCGCTGATTTTTATTTCTTCGACTGGTTTGTTTCTGGATTTTTTTGCAGCAGCTTTTTTCTCTGCTTGTCCTTCGTCGCCTTCGTCGCCTTCGTCGCCAAGATAGAGCGGCTCGTCGCCTTTGAACCACAAATCCAACGCCGCACCGAATCGCATAGCCGCATTTCTCAAAGCATCGCCAATGCGTTCTTTCATTGCATCGCCGCCCGTCTTGCCGCCGCCATCGCCATAACCAAGGCGCGTTACACCGCACACTGTTAACTTGATCCAGAAACCACCGTCTTTGTCGATGACCGGATTACCATCGGCACCAATGGCAAAAAATTCCCATGTCCAGTACGGATCGCAATCGAGCAATCGATTGGTTAATGCTGCGTGACCAACATAATCCAGATGGACTACATTAGGATGATGGAACGCGCCGCAAATTTTGCACTTAATGCCTTTGCTCCAATCCGCTTTTACTTCGTCGGTTTGTTTTTTTGTCGGCTTCGGAAGTTTGCTTATCTGACTATCATCAAAAGCACTTCTCAATAATTTTAAGCCAACTAGATTTTCTTCTGTGTTGTTGGTTTGTTTTGTTTGCTCAGTCATGTTTTTTTCCTCTGTTGTTTCCAGCGTCCGGCTGGAGCGGTTTTTTTAATACTCGGTTACTTAAAAAATCAACGAACTCGCTTTCCGATAGATCGGTCACATCGCTATAGCCAGCGATAGGTTTTTCTGACCATCGGCAAGGCGAATGCAAATCTGGATGACAGTAGTATCTATTTTCTTGCGTTGTCATGGCGCAAGCACTCCAGTTGCTTGCACAAGTTGTTGCCGCGCAAGATCGAACGTGGAAGCATTGGGCATCACGGTAACAATGGGCTTGCCATCATGGAACCATTCTGTGTAGGAGCGGTACACTGCTATTACTGCGACTGCCTCACGTTCCGGCGAGTCGGTATGATAAGAAAACGTGACAAAAAATCCCGCTTCTTTTATTTGAAGGACAGTCTCAAAAAGCCGTCCGGTTATTTCGCGTTCTGTTTGCATTGTAAAATCCTCAGTAGGTGAATTATAAATCAAAGTCAATCATACCAATAAATTATTTCTATCTTCTGCCTCCTTTTTTAATCGCTTAAACATTATTCTGAGTTCTTTTAATTCTTCAATTGTCCATCGTTTGACTTCATGGTTATTTTCCAGCATCAAAACATTATCAAGGCCAATTTTTTTTATAAGATTTGGCCTGTATTTTGTTAGGTTGCCAGACTTCTTCATGTTGCAGTTCTGATTGCACTGCTTATGGATATTCAATGGATTAAATCTGAGCGCAGAGTTAACGCCTTGCGGCCTGTAATGCCCCGCGCAGTATTGAACGTCCTTTTTAGTGCGGCACGATATACAAGGCTCGAAGCGATCGCGCTCGCGGATATAAGCATTGCAATCCACTTGCGTTTTTTTAATCAACCACTTCAAGTCGTTCTCGTTTAACTCAATTACTGCCTTTCTGTTTTCCTTTTTTCTGGCTTTCTCCTTTTTTTCGTTGTTCTTTTTAATCAATCCAAGCGCACAGTTAAAGTCGCAAACTATCTGACCAACCTTTTCTGGCTGGAAATGTTCTCTGCAAAATTTACACTTGGGGTTTTTCTTTGGCTTCGGCGATCGCATTACCTTGACCACCTGACCATTGAGTTTTTTTCTTAACACAACAACTTCGCCGGTCATGCAAAATCGAGAATGCTTTGCACCCATGCCTCTAGTTGCTCGCGGGTTTGACTGATAGCGATTTTCTGCAAGCCGTAATCTATTGTCCTAGAGTACAGTTGAGAAAATTCAATTTCGTCCATATTAGCAAACGATATTGACTTAGCTTCTGCTCTCACTTCGCCTTTAAGGTTTACTACCAGATCATAATGACCACAAGCAATCGCAATGTCTTTTCTAAATCGCTCACGGTTTTTTAATACTGGCTCACCTTTGTACTCAACTGGCGTAGGCTCAAACAGATTGAACAATATATCCAGCAACGCAAAATACTTGCGGTGGAATTTTGCATTGCGCGGCCTTTTTATTTCTACTCGGTACGTTTCTCCATTTTTAAGTGCAGCTATTGCTTCCATGTCGCTCTCACTTGTTGGAACAAGCATGCCGTTTTTCTTGTTAAAAAATATCTCAGCCATGCGACCACCTTTCCATTGTCAAATTGCGCGGCGGTTTAGGAATCAAAAGACGCAATGTAAGACGACAAGGCCGTTTGATGATAATTTCCGTAGTAGGCAACGCATCCAATTTCTCACGAAGTTTTCTGTCTCGCTCGTTCAATGTTTTTTCTGCGCGTTCATCACTGGAGCGAATTGAACAAGCAACACAATTACCGCTACTAATATACTTAGTAGTCGTTCCATCATGTTTGCACGCCCTGCCTTCTCTTGTTGGTGACTTAACTATTCGATCGATCTTATCCATCACTCAGTCCTCGGTGGTAGGTTAAATACATCAAGCGTGCCATCTGCGTTTATTCCTTCACGCCAAGAAGTATCGGTGTGTTTTTGAATAAATGATTCTGCCCAACTTTTATCAGTATGCTCTGCAATAAAAGAAACGCTTTCCCGACTCATTTGATTTTTCAACCAATCCGCTTTGAATCCAGCCCAACCATTACCGGCTGAGATCAAGATAGCTTCTGCAATAGTGATGCCAGCCTTGTCTGCTTCACGTTGTATTTGATCGAGTGCGGTTTGTGTAAGCGGTAAACGCCTCGCCTTACGCACTGCCAGATAATCAAACGCGACTTGCTCACTAACACCTAATGCCATCAATCCATCAACACCAGTGGCGCTTATGCGCCCCGATGCCTTGGCAGCGGGTTTATGTGTTTTGTTATTTGTTATTTGTTTATTGTTATTTGTTAATAATTGCCTTTCTTTTGGGTTGCCAGTCGGTTGCGAGTGGGTTTTCTCCTTACTCGCAGTTGACTCTGCGGCAGGTTTATCACTGACAGAACGCGCCTTTTTCACCAATGTTTTGCTCGGTACTACAGACACCGGCTCGACAATACCGGAAACCTCGGAAACCGACTCTAAGCCCCCCTTAGTTTTCGCTAACCGCGTGGGTTCCGATTGGGTTTTGCTGCCTTTCGGCCTGCCGCCTTTTTTCCCGTTCGCTCGATTGCGTTCGCTTTGTGCTTGATAGGCGGCGATCTGAGCGTGGCATTTTTCATTGAACCAACCATCGGGGGTGCGCTCGAAAAACTCGCTCAGAACGGCCTGTGCTTCGTCCTTGTTGATCCTCAAGCGCCGCGCTATCTTTCTGATGTCGTCTGGTATCGGCTTCTCTGTGTCCATGTAATGATCGATCAAGCGCCGGTACGTTAAATCCTCCAACGGTGACAGGTGCGCGGTGGCTGAGTAGTACGCTTTGATATTGAATTGGTAGTAGTGCATGGGGAACTCCTTAGTGTGCTTTGTCGATGATCGCTTGCTCTGCAGCATCGTGATCCGCTTTGGTCATTTTCTTTTCAAGCCACGGTGCAGGTCTGCCGCGCCTGTCGAGAACGTCATACTCTATTTCTGTGTAGCCGTAACAATCGTCCGAACTGTCAGCGTAGATGCCGAGCGGCTTTTGTTCGAAAAAATGTGTTACTGATAACAGACATGGAATGCCTTGGATGCGGTGTTCAATTTGCGTAGTCATGTTTTTGCTGCCTTAAATTTTTTCCTTTCTTCAAGCATTGCGTCTGCCATTTTATAAGACATCGAAGCAACAAAATTTTCTACTCCTCTTTCTACTGGATGACTTCTGTCTGTATAACGTGCTAACCAACCTTGTAACGCTTTAGCAGCAAAATAATCACGAATAGTTATTCCTGTTTCTCCATATTCAATTTGTCCGTTAGCGTGATAAACGTCTGGCGTAGGAAAAGCTGACTCTTTTAATTTGCTCATATTAAATCTCCCAATCTTTATTTGTCGGCTCGGTGATTATCGAAGTACAACGCTGGAACGGCATGTCCGGTCGCAGGCCAGCCGCTTCGATAGCGAATCGTCTTGACTCTGCAGGAGTTTCGCCAATGCCGAGAAACGCTTTACCGCCTACGCGGATCATTGATTGGTAATCGCCAAAAGTTGCTGCTCGTTTTTCTTCGCGTTGAGTAGTCATTGTTTTTCTCCTTGTTTTTTTACTGCATCACTCATGCCGGAAATAATTGTTTTGGTCATGTCTGTGCCATTAGCATCGCCCATGCGTTTGAGCAGCAAAGCGATAACGCCCATGCCCAACTCGCACACTTCAAGGTTTCTAGTTTTGGCAACGCTAATAATGAACTCCTCAACCGCATACGTTGCGTCTGCGATTTTGTTTAACTCGTCTTGTGTTGGTAAAGTCATTTTAATTTCCTCAGTTGTTTGGTTCGGAATGAACCAGATAGCACACTGAGAACAATGTGCTACTGCTTTATTCAGAACGGAATATCATTATCTTCTGCAGGTTGAATAAAAGGCAGGCTTAACAATGCAGCACGTCTGTTTTTTATTTCATTCAGCTTTTTGTCAAGTTCGTTTGCCGCTTCGATTTGCATTTCTTTTTCCAAAATATCAAGAACTGCAAGCTGATCCTCAACGGTCGGCTCAAAAATTTCTGTTTCCAAGTCAAAAGGTTTTGACGCTGGAAGGAAGTCTTTACCATGACCATGTGCCATCGTGCCATCTTCTTCAAACCAAACATTGGCAAGAATAATCCACTCAAAATTTACTTTTATATTTTTAACGTAGCAATAGGTTGACTTAAAGTATTTTTCCATTATCAAATCCTCAGTTGTTGGCTCGATATTGAACCAGTCAGCACACTCTGTAGAATGTGCTGCGTTGCTTCAATTCATTGTTCTGTCCTTTCTGAATGCCATAGCAAATAATGCCTGCTCAATTTCCTTTTGAGCCTGTACGTCTATATCGATGCAGTTCGTTTTGCCATGCTCTCCCATTATTTTAATCGAGAGCCTGCCGTTGCTTGCGTTGCTTGCAGGAAACGGGCTGCACTTCACTAGCTGCGCTTCAATGTAACTCTGGTTTGTAGTTTTTACCGGCTCAATACTCATGCTGCCTCCACTTTTTCAAATCTACTTGAGTGGCAGGAATAATGTTTCTTGCCATCTGTTACCGTGATATACGGCCTATTTTCGAAAATTCCTTCTTCTTCTTCATCATTTGCGGCTTCATAAATTTTACCTACTTCTAACTCTGTCAAATCCCTTGCTATGATGCACTTCAATTTGTCGCCTTTTTTGAAGCCATTTAGATATGGATTGCTCATGCCGCTTTCTCCTGCTTCGTTTTACGTTCGCCAGTCAAAATAAAATCAACCGCTGCTTGTGCTTTGCTCGCTGCATTAAACATAGCGCGAGGCTCTTTCTTGCAGCGTTTAATCCAAGAAGAAAGATACTCGGCGTGATCCTTGCGAGGCTCAACACACAAACCGCACTGCGCTAATAAAAAAGCAGCTCCAATTTCTGCCACCAATTCTTCAAAAGCGTACTCCTCTGTGGTTGATATTCCCACAGAAGGAAAGCGATCCATTCTTGATGAGTGGCCGCTCCAATGCGTTAACTCATGCAGCAACACCGAGTAGTAGCCTTCGGTTGTCTCAAACTGTTTTAGCAATGGCATTCCGATTTTATCGCGTGAAGGCGAGTAGAACGCTTTGTCCTGCGCTTCCCATTCAATGTGCGCCTTGGTTTGTTCGATAATTGTTTCCGCAGCAGCAAATTTTTCTACGTCCGTTCTTTCTTCAATGCTTTCTGGTTCGTAACCTTCAACTTGATTGGCTGAAAAAACCGTGAAGCAATTTGGAAACATGCCGCTATAGATTGCATTCTCGCCATCTAATTTTATGCTCGGCACTTCTTGCGAAAAATTCACCCACTTAATGCAGCCAATTCCTTTCTCGCCTTTCTTTACTTTCGCGCCAAGCTCTTGCCACTGTTTGAATGTAGCCCACTCACCGCCGCCCATGAAGCCGAGTAGTAAAGCGTTGCCGCCTTTGTAGCATTGTTTTGTTTTTGCGTTTGATGCCATACCGAAGCCGCCACCAATCCACGGCTTTGTCCAGTTGCCTTGCGCTTCTTCCATTGCTTCGATCAGTCGTTCAGTAACTCGCTCGAAAACATCGCGGCGAGATTCGTTTGTTTTTTCTGTTTTCTTTTTCATAATTAAGTCCTCAGTCAGTAAAAGTCATGGTGAACCGGATGCCTGCTTTCTTGTCGGCCTTTCTGCGCGCCTTGCTGCCAGCGGGTAATGCTTCGCGCTTATCGGCCTTGGTCATTGGCTGGCTGGCTGATTTTTGCTTTTTCATAATTCAGTCCTCAGTAGTTGCGGCTCAGAGTGAACCAAAAAAGGCACTGCCGTTAAGCAATGCCTTTCGATGTTTTACTCTGGATAATTTTTCGCTTCACAGCGTTGGCACAACCTTCACAGGTTTTGCTTTCGTTTTTTAAGTTGTTGTCGCTTCTCAGCGAGTGGGGTTTGCTCTGCACTTTTTTGGCTGATCGCCTTGAGCCTGCATCACTGACAATTATCGTCTGCCGTTGACGTGTGAAACATGCCGCTTACCAGCGGTTCCGAACTTTCTGCCCAAGGTGCCTACCGGCAATGCCTTCGTGAGTCGTGGGGGCATACTGTGGTTCGTTTATGCAATACAAGGCACTTGCCCTGTTGCGTCATTATATACAACCCACTCGGTTTGTAAACCACCATATAAATCAACCAGTTACGGCAGGCGTGGGCGCGGATCAGGCATAAAAAAGGGCGCTTGAGGTCGCCCCGCGTCAATCATGCACGCCAAGGCAATGGCTAAGAAAAAAGGATACCGAACTGACGAACCGCAGAAAGCACAGCATTTGCCAGCACTTCGGCCATGCCGTCCTCTTTGCACCAGCGGTATAAATCGCTATCTGCGTTCAATCGTTTTTGCTTTGGTATCGCGCCAATAGATAACAATTGATAGAGAGCATCATGCCCCGCGCTGCCGCGCATAATTTCCTTGGTGTCTGGACAGAAGGTAGCGCCGTTCCATGCGTAACCTTTTTTGAGTATCAATCGGCCATCATCCCATAGAGTGATGTACTCAGTTTTGCAAGCGATACCGCGAATGGAAGTTTTAAGAGTTAACGAATCGGTCAATCTGTACTTCCATTTTGCTAGTGACTCGTATTTTATTTCCATAAAGATTTTAGTTCTTTAATAATTTCTATAATTGATTTTCCGCGCATGCGTTCAAACCAGACAAACACGCCGCCAATCAAACACCATGCAGGCAGGCCGCACACAAAAGAAATTCCGATCAGCGTATAAACTGCAGTGCTGACTCCAGACATATCTCCAGACATTGCTGCGGCAACAATTGCATCGACAAAACCAAAATGCTTGCCAACATAATTGCCGCCGCAGATCGAAGCCATAGCAGTAGACATAAGGCACACAAACAAATTGCGCTTTCCATTCGGTGCAGTAGCAGCCATCACTACCGATACACAACCAATAGCGCCGACAACTAAACCTAAAGCAGTATATTTTACTGCTGCCAAGCTCGCTGCTTTGCCTGCTGTACCGGCTGCTACTACACCTTGCGCTGCTTGCTGTGCGTCATTCATGTCCACCCCTAATCCCCTTGTGCGCTTCATGCGCTTACATCATTAAACTTCTACTGAAGCCGGTGCAGGGTACAGATCAACAAAATCATCCGGTACGCCTTCGCTCATGGATAGACCTACAACACAGTTTTTAACCAGTAATTGCACGCCGTTTCCTTGATCGAATTTTATGAACGCATTTGGATTGCCATTGCAATCATCTGACGGCTCCATCGTTACACCATCGCGCACAATTACGCCGCGAAAAAAATGGCCGTTATGCTCGAACTCTTTACTGAATAAAATTTTTGCAAGAATCATGTGTAGTTCCTCATTTTATGGTTTGTTTATTGCCTTCCAAGTTTAATACCAAGCCTGCAGAAACGCCAAGCCTTAAAAAATAATTACTGCCGACTGATCGTTAGATGATCTGCACCATAGGCTTTCTGTGCCAAGCACAGCTATCGCTTGAGCAGTTCCGGTTATTGTTATTCCACCAATTCCATCTGCAGGAGCAGGAGCGCCAACTTTTACTACGCCAATAATCGGTGAGTTTCCAGCGGCTTGAATGCTGCCAGTAAATGCACCGCTGGCAATACCGTTATAAACCAGAGTCCATGCTTGTGTTACTGCTACAGGTGCGCGAGTTGCCATAATAATTTCCTCGATCAGTATTTAATTATGTAGCTGAGAGCCACGTTCTTCGGTCTGGTTTCAGAACCACCAGTAGAACCAGTGGATTTGCCAGAACCATTTACCCATACCGCGCCTGCTGCTGTGGCATAGGTAGAATTTTGCGCGGCAATAGAGTGAGTGTGCGCTTTCAATTCGTCTTGCTGATCTGTACCGAACACACGACCGGAGTCAACACCGCGACCAGCATCGAAACCACGAATAAACATACCGCGCAGATCAGGCACTTCGCCTACGGCACCGAACTGTGTACCGCACAATGCAATGAGCGCAGGAGATGCGCCTACGGAGCCATCACACAGTTGCCAGCCTGTCGGCGCTGTAATGGATGGGTAAGCAACAATCGCGCCCACAGGCGCAGTGATAACGGCTGCGACTTGGTTTTTTACAAAAGCAGTGGTAGCAAGTCGTGTCGAATCATCACTAGCTAATTGTGTCGGCGCTGTTGGATTGCCGGTGAACACAGGCGAAGCTCGCTCGATCAGACGGTTATACGGATCGATCCTCGTCCATTTTGTTGCATCGCTTGGCAGCGCAGTATTTGCATCTTGCAGACTCATAAAAACATATTTAACGCCGGACACATCATACAAGCACATAGCATTTTTGGCGTAAGGAAACGGCACGCCGCCATTGTCTGCAGTGGTAATAAAATCAGGAGTAGCATTCTCTTGATATTGTTTAAGCGCGGCAGTCACTATATTAAAAAGATAGTTCATATTGCCGCGATCTAAACTCAATCCGGTAGTGTTCGGGTCTTGGCTATAGCGTGAAGGATAACCAAAATCAAAATTCACCGAGCCGCTAACATCGGTTTCTGGAACAGTCGTTTTGTCGCCGTTAATAGCGAATGGCGTTTTGATGTAAGTCATTATGTTTCTCTCCTAAAAAAGTTCGGCAATACTGTTGGTTCAAAATTCAAGTTCTTCTCATCTGGCGGCGCGGTAGCATCAATATCAAAACCAAAAGAGAAAGTTTCCTGAACAACTATATTCATTTTTACTCCGCTCGGCCTGAGTAAAATATCCAACTGATTAAAAGCACTTACCAGCGATGGAGAAATGTTGTTCTTAAAATAATACGTCATGCTCATGTCGTAGTTATCTTTTACCCATGCTTTATTCTCACCGAATAAATAAACCAGCATTCTGTTTATCAGCGTAACGCTAGGCCGCATGGTTAATTGAAAGAAACGGCACTGCAATAAAATCCTTTGCTCCTCAAGAGAAAGCCCATCTATTGTGCCATTATTTCCAACGGCAAAGTTAGCTTGGTAAAAATTATGGGAGTAGCCATTGTATGTCTGCGGAGGCGTAATGACCGGCAGCGAGTACGGAGGATCAGCTAAACCAAAAGCCGGATAACCGGATGGCGAAGGGTCTTGAGTCGTATAGAGCGGCACGTTAAGAATAATTGACCAAATATAAAGACCGTCCTTGGTCGCTGTCGCCAGATTAAAAAATCCAGCAATCCATGCGTCGAAAAGCTCTGAGCAATACGCATCTACCCATGCCTGCTTCTGCAGCACAAGCGACTCCAGCGTTGCGGCTTTGTTGTACTGCCAAAGCAACGCCTGCGCTGTGTCGATTTTGAAGTCAAATTCTTTTATCTTCATGCCACAGTGACCGCTATGTTTGCTTCGGTTATCAGAGCTTTTTTATTCGTGTCTATGCTAATAGTGTAAAGCCATGTTGGACTTACGTTTTCAAGTGCCACTTGAACATTGCTAACAAATAGCAAAGGCGTTTGTGAAGTAATCGCGCCTGACAATTCAAAAGCAGAAACGTCTACGCCAATAGTCAAACCAGTCTCGCCATTTATTAAACCGTTCGCATAATCCAGAATGGCTTTTTTCACAAGAGAAACCGGATCAGATACACCGCCGCTTGCTCTTACAGTAACGCGCACCATCACTGGAACTTCATCTGGTCGATCGAACTTTACTTCGTAAACTTGTCCGGTTGAAGGACTTTCTACGTCGATTATTTCTGAGCCATTCCAATTGCAGCCTGCGGATTTTCCATACAGTAACGCCTCTGCAATTTGCTGATCGCTTCCACCATCAACACAAACCCAAATTGAATGCTCGACTAGCGAGATTCCTTCTATCGTTTGCGTAAAGTTTTCCACGTTCTCCAGCAGGCGAACGCTACGCACACCGGCCAGCGCGTACAGATAAGACATTATGGCTTCGTTAATGCCTGCGCCTTGTACCGCTAACTCATTGCGTCTTTGTGAGCGCGTGGTTTCGTCGCTGGCTTTTTCTGTGCCGATATAAAAAGCATCGTCTGGATTGTTTACAGTCTCCCAACCTACAGACGTGACTACGATTTTTGTCAGCATGTTTGCTACGCACTGAATAGCCCCGCTTTTTATTGCGCGAAAAACTCCAATGCCTTGCCCTGCATTATCAAGCACGACTGAATTGACCAGAGCAAACTGTTCTGCGTCTGCATCATCTACTGCGGCGATCGCACCCGCTGGAATAATGGCCGATGGAAAACCAGTCAGCAAAACATTGTCTACTTCTGTGTGTGTTGCTTGCTCGCGCTTGCCGCCTGTCAGCGCATAAATAGCGTCCAGAAAAACGCCTTCGGCGATGTTGGGATTTATCTGGTTGAAAATTTGCAGGATATTTGACAGAGCGCCGACTCGGTTCAAAACTTCCTGCGTCATTAGAACGCCTTGCGGAGTATCGGGAGAAAGAGATAATCCCGCGCCGAACGCTGCAATATATTCTTGCTGCACTTCATTTTGAATTTCCGAAGTTTCAGCAACGAGTACCCCTTGCGGGACTATAAAATCAATTTGAGCCATCTAAAATTGCCTCACCGTAAATCGTCAGAATTTTTGCTTGATAAGAAACGCTGTCACCGATAATGGCGGCATCAAAAGAAGTTACCGCTTTCACGCTGCTAATGCCTAGTAACTGTGTGTAAGCGGCAGCAATGTATTGTGGAAGTTTGCTACTACTGCGCCAGATAGTTTCAAAATTCGGCATGCCAAGTTGCTGATCCAAAACGCACTCGCCTTGCATAACCTGCAGGCGTTGAGCGCATTGCTGCAACGTGGAATCAATATCGTATGCCAGCACCATGTTTCCATACTGATCCAGATATAAGTCGTTGTCGTCATTCACTGCAAAACTAATTTGTGTCATTAGTTGTTCACCGCTGTTTTACCTGCAATCAATGTTCCAGAACCGTGATCGTGAACTTTGAGTGCTTTTGTTCCGGCGACTACATCGGTAGTGCCTGTGATCGTTCCGGCTACAGTAAGATTACCACTCATAGTTACCATGGGCGAATCTATCGAAACGCTGCCAGATGCGGTCACTTCAACATCGGGAGAAGTCACAGTCGCTTTTGTGGTTGCATTCACTTCTACTTCTGGAGAATTGACCGTTGCTTTTGTGTCAGCGTTCAAAACGATCTCAGGCGCGTTCACAGTCACTTTATCTGTAGCGGTCACGGTTACTTCGGTTGCGCTTACAGCGATGCGTGTAGAGCCGTCCAGCGTGGATAGCACTACAGAATCGGTGTCTGCGCCATCAATGGTATAGCCGCCCAATGTCTGCGGCAGAAAAAACCCGTTATTGAATGAGTGCATCCGATTAGTATTGGGCTGCTGTTCGGCGCTGGCCTGCAGATACAAACTAATATCGCGATCCACTGCTTTGATCCAGCCAAGATCACCGGCCTTTATCGGGAAGTTGAGCATGAAGCCGCCACCGGCTATCTGAAAAACCGGCACAGAAGCGATCTGAGCGCGACTAATCGACTTGCCATCCGTTCCTACCATTTTAATCATGGGCTGCACTGTGGCGCGATTGCTTGCCCTGTCGTATGCGATAACGATAGCAGGCAAGCAATTGTCCATGCCTTGCATAGTTTTCTTCTTGAAGTTCGCCAGCATGCCCGTCAGCGAGCCATCGTCTGCAGGATTGCGGGAAGGTTGATTATCGAGCAATGGCTCTGGCGGTTTACTGCTCGTCATAATGAGTACACTCAGCCATGTAGTAAAAATCGTTATCTCTCGACGCTACAGAAAAAGACAGCTTGTAAATTATATAGGTGCCGTCAGCGGTCGGCGTTGTCTCGCTGATTATTTGCAACGCGCCGCCTAGCTTTGTGCGCGGATCAATTAAAAAACGCACTTTAATTCCTTGCTCGGTGAACTCTGGTTTTCCAATCATGCCTGAATTTTTATTCAGAACGCGCTTGAAGTTGGGAATGGGCAAGTGAATATCTTTAACGACCAGCATGCCATCATCGATATAAGCACTCACAGCACCGGCATCGCCTAACTCATCGATCTGGCCTAGTGCTGAACCTGTGTAAGACGTGTTAGTAATCTGTTTATCTTTTGCAGAAAAACTTAATGCAACGCCTAAGTCCTTTGCAGTTTGTGCTGCAAGATCAGACAAGTTCATAACCGGCAATCCGGTTTTGGAAACAATGCGGCCTTTCTGATTGTCCAGAGTAAGAGCTTTGAATGTGATCCAAATATCCTGCGAATCGTCGTCTGAACTCATTGATACATCGCCAGAGTCAGCAGAATCGCCTTTCTCTTTTTGCTTTCCTTTTTTCTTTTTCTTGCCATCGTCCGGCTTATCTTCTTTAACGCTGATCGATTGACCTAACGCGCAGTAAGCAAAGTCGCCCTCAAACAAGCGGAAATAACCGTATGACTCGCGACCGACTTCAAGAAAGAATTGTTTTTTCTTATTGTTTTTATTGAACGGCGAACACTCAGTAAGTAAATAGTTTCGAGTATCTCGATCAAGATTGGCAATGGAAATTTCGCAAGTGTTGCCGTTTGCGTTGGCGTACTTTGTTCCCTTAGCAACAATGGCAAGGTTCTCGTAAACTTTGATCTGGCCGTTGATCTCAAAACCGACTCGAATTAAACGCTTATCGAGTACGAGTTCATCAACATTTTTTTCTGCTGCTGCTTGGTTCGGCATGTTAGAAATTCGATGGAATAGGGAAAGCCGGTAACGCAGCATCAAAATCTTCCGCATAAATTAGCAAAAGTATTTGACTGGTTCCGAACTTTTTATAATCAACCAGTTCGTTATCTAGGCCATAGACCATAAAATATCTGTCTGGCATTGCATCAACTGGATAAACTATTGGCGTATTTATTACAGCTCTCGCGCCGAGAACTACATCAACATTGTCCACCACAATATCAAAAGACACAGTGCCTTTCCGCGTTTCTATGCGGATTTCGTACTGCACTTCGCGATCTACAAAAGTGATTCTCTGGTTAGGTGTTGCGTATATTGGTATGGTTTTCATAGCGCAGCCTTGAGCCAGTCTTTGCCCTGTTTAAGCAAACCATTTTCTCTGACTGTTTCCTGAACCGCTGGAGAAGTTTGCGAGGATTTAACTTGGCCTTTTTCTTTTGTCGAGGCGTTTGTTTTTTCCTTCACCTTACGCGCAGGCAAAGGCTCAAAAAAAGCCGTAACAAATTCTACTTGCTTAAAGCCGATAGTAATTTTCAGAGTGTCCAGATCGTCCGGCGTTTCTTCATGCGGCAAATCCACCATCATCATGTTCTCGTAAGATTGGGCGCGAGTGTAAATATAAAAAAGCGTGCCTAGCAGATACGCCTGTTTGATTTCTTTATAAACGCTTTGATATTGTGCGCCGCCGATTACAAAATTCATGGTGATTTCTATAGGCAGAATAATTCTATGGTCAGTAATTACCGCGCCAGTTTCTAATGGATGCTCCATATTTTTGCTCGGCTCACTCACCGAACAATTTAATGGACGCGCATCAATAAAAACCTGCTGCCAACTATCATCCCAAATCCCTACAGAATCTTCCTTGCTAGTGTTTATGTTTTTAATAATGTCTACTAGGCTCATATATGCACACCATCATCGTTCTGTGCGTTGGCATCGTTGATCGCCTTGGTGATCGCATCTTGCACAGCAGTACCAATTCCAGCGGTGTCGCTGGCTTGTGTGTTCACTGTTACATCGCCGACAGTTACATTTGCAGGCTGTCTATTCTTTTCTGCTTTCGCCATCTGTTCAGCTTTCTGCGCACGCGCAAGGTCTTTTAGATTTTCATTCAAACCACCGAATACGTCACCGATATCAGAACCTATACTCTTTGCTCCTCCTATAAATCCATCGTAATGAGGATTTCTGTTTCTTTCTGCAATTCTATCTGCTGCCTTCTTGCCAATTATTTTGTCTGCAATTTTGCCCCCTTTTTCAATAACTTCATCGAACCATTTTTTCAATTCTGTCAATCTCTCTTTAATTCTGTCGATTGAATCGAATAGGTTTTCTTCAAACGTAGTCCAAGAACCAAAAATATCCCCCATCACTGACGGCATGCCTTCTTGCCAATTTTTTATATCTTCATAGATCAAAGCGAATGCCGCAGCAATTAAAACTGCAGCGAGAATCACCATCAACATAGGAGCCAGTGCTTTCCATGAAGTAACGCCAACGGCTTTTGCGATCGCATTTAATAATCCGAACTCTTTTACTAGAGTTGCCATTGCGAAAACCGCTTTTCCTGCAATAAAAGCAGTGTAAGCAGCTCCGAGTGCCATGATTAAATGCTGGTGATCTTTGATGTATGGAATAGCCGCCTTCAAAAATTCGCCAACTTTTTTGAATGCAGGAATTAAAAACAACGCAAGCTGTCTCCACAATCCTTGAAAAGTTCTATTCAGCGAATCGCTTTCGTCGTCATACTCGGCAATTAGTTTCGCATCTTCATCTGTGAGCTTTCCAAATTTTTCCTGCTCTTTGATAAGTTTTTGCAATTCTTCACGACCGCCGCGCAGAACGGAAATAGTAGCGGGATCAATACCTAGCTTTGCGCCCTGTCCTTGTGCTTCGCCTTCGGTCATTTTAGAAAGCGCGTCTGCCAATGGATTGATTAGCTCCATTGCATTGTTATAACTGCCTTCGTTTATTCCCATTTCTTTGAAAAAATCGTGAGCTCGACTTGTGCCTTTTACTTTGAACATTTCCATGTTCATCTGCAAACCTTGCAGCGTGTTTTCAAAGCCTTCCGCGCTTCCTCCTGCGTCTTCCATAACTCGAGACACAACATCAAGATCGCCAATAGAAACGCCCATGCGATCAGCAGCTTCGCGTGTGCGGTTCATTTGCTCGGCAGTAGAAAATAATTTTTCGTTGAGCGTGGAGATTGCAAGATAGCCGCCAACCATCCCTGTTGCGCGACTAATTAAACCAGCAAGTGCGCCTTCTGCTTTATCAGCTTTCCCTGTAACGAGAGTTAAAGCATGCTCGGCATCGGATGAATCGCCTCTCAGTTGAAAATATAGTGACTCAATGACAGACATTTTTTTTCACCTTTTGTGCTTTTTTTCGTAGTAGTCATTTGCTGCCCACTCGTTATAGCGCGGAATTACTATGGCCTCCCATATTAAAAACGCATCTTCTATTGAGTAGATTGTTCTGAGTTCGTGGAGACTGGCTTTTCCGCTGCTGACAATTGTTCCTGTAATCCCATCACAATTTGCAAAATTTTTTGTGGGAGCATCGCTTGTAACCTTGTCAAGAAAGGCGAGAGGCTCCCTTGTACGAAAAAACCTAAATTGTACTCCAGCATTTCCGTTTCCAATTTAACGCCCATAGCAAAGTCGCCGCCGATGTGATTATCGATTAGCGTCTGAGTTGAGAGCGGAATTTCTATTCCGTCTTTTGTAACTACGCAGACATAAGCCATCATCTTTAAGTATAGATCATGGTTTTTTTCGTAGCTGCCGAGGAACGGTGCGCCGGTCGGAAAGTATTGTGTTAATACCTCACGACCTGCAGCACCAAACGGCAATTTAGAAATGCGGAATTTTTTAGTTCCGCTTTCACCAGTTACTTCTATATCTTTCGGTTGCAATAACATATCTATTCCTCGTCATGTGAAGGCATCAATTAAAAAGCGCGTTTTGCGTCTTCAAAAGTAAAACCGTAGGTTTTCGTTTTCATGCGACCGGCGCTGGCAATGCTGTTGCTCGGCATGCCGTCTGTGATGATCCCTGTGGTAAGAATGATCGTGCGGCCATCTGGATATACACCAGTCAGCGTTATCACATCACGCGCTCCACGATGGCCTTTTGCCACTCGGTTTGCATCAAACAGAATGCCGAGATTTACGTCATCAATGCTGTCAGGAATGACAGAGATCGTCATTTTAATCGGCATTGCTTTCGACCATTTAACCATGTCGCCATTCACGCCCATCGCCGCTTCTGCAATTTGCATGGACGGAAGATCGAACGGATCGCCATCATCTGCAAACTGAGTAATCGGGAAACCAGCCGGATAAGTTTCGCTGGCAATGAGCCAAACTTTTAAGCCAAAACCTGAAATATCTTGAGCCATTTTTTTTCTCCCGAAAAATTAAATCAGAACGTCCGAGCCTTCAACTTTGCGGATCGCATCGTCTTTGCTGTAGACCAAAAGATAGCGAGCTTTGTAGTCGCCGGTAATGGTATCGCGCTCAATGAAAACATCGAGCCAATAGCCTGTATCTTGCACTTGTCTCCACGAATCAGGCGAGCCAGTGATGCTAGTAATATAGGCTTTCTGTGTGTTGGTTAAAATTTTGCCAACACTGATTACTCCGTTGTACAGAGCGAGCGTCACACGCGACTGAATCGTTGACAGAATCACACCGCGACCTTGTGCATTGGCGCTGACTTTACCCAACGCCAACAGGATATTCATAAGCGCAACGGCGATGTATTCCTTGAACCAGACTTCATTCGCGTAAGTACCGATATCTGTTGCGTCATCTGCCCCGCCTGTCATGTAACCGCGCTGATAGAACGAGATCAACTTTCCGGCTGTCTGTGTTGCACCGTAATAGTTGATTCTCAAACCATCAAGCAGATCAGAAGTATATGTATCAAAAATAACCGGCATTACATCGGCTTGCTGAAACATATAATTCTGAGAAGCGTCAGGACGGTTAAAGTCTGTCGCTGCCAGAACTACCATAGGAATCAGCGCAGCATTAGGCGTTGATTCTGACGGAGCAAGTGGATTTTCAATCACAGTCGTAGCAGTGCCGCTCAATTCAACAATATCTGCAAACGCAGCAAGATTTTCTGAATCAATACCGAAACAAAAAATAAAATCGTTGTTGTATGAATTGTTCTCCGTCG